AGCCTATCTTCGACAGGAAGAAGTGAATCTGCCTTCACAACTTGCTTCAAGATAGTCTTATCGTTGTTCCTTACAGCATTCAGGACTTTTTGAAAGTCAGCAATGGGATTCCCTGAAGCATCTGTCTTCGTGAAGTTCTTAATCGCTTCGTCATATCGCGGAATAAGTTCAGAGTATTCCTTGTTGGCTTGTTTGAGCATCCCGATTTCTTTTGAGATGTTATTGCCGACAATGTCATCAGCAAGATTAACGGGATTAAGAGCGCCGCTTAATTGCTTAGCAACATTTGCAGCCGGCGTATTTCCGGCATAACCCATCTTTTGCCATAACTCTTTTTTCTTCTGTGCAAATTCAAGAGGAATACCGCTAAACTCAGCCACCGATTTAACGTCATCGAGATTTTTCTGAAGAAAACGCATAGTTTCTTCGTCGGCTGTTCCTTGTCCGTACATAGGTGTAACTTTTCCACCTACGAGCTTATAACCATTCTTCTCAGCGACTTCATTAAACTTAGCAAGATATCTCGTCATTCCGACTCTTGAAAACGGATCCTTGTTTGTGATGTTGTCTACGGCTTGTCCAACTTGTTTTCCGTAAGATTCCTTGATCGCTTCGACTTTCGTAAGCGTGTTATTGAAATCGTCATGGAGACTTGTGTGGACTAAGTCAACCGTGCTTTCGAACGCCTTCGTCGATTCCGCATGAGCCTTATCGATATCAACTTTCGCTTTCCCGGAAATGGATTCTTTTAAATGTTTGTTCTTATCTTTTAAATTAAACATCTCAGTATCCAGCTCTCTGGATAGTTGTGCTTTTTTCTCAGCATTCTCAAACTTCATGTCGCTTACTTTGGTTCTGAGCTCATCTTTTAGCATCGTCATCTTTGCAGTGTTTTCTTTTTCAACATCAGCAAACGAGCGAACTTTACTAAACGGATTCAGGTTGAATTTCATCGGGTTCTTAACGAACTCTTCAGCAAACTTTTCGTCACCGGTAACGCCTTTGAGGAATGCTTTGGCCGCTGAACGCCCCATATTCTTACCGATCTCAAGAGCTTTTGGTATTGCTTCAGCACCAATGCTAAACACTAAGGAAGTAGATGCCCCAGACCCGAAGGCGTTGGCAGCTCGTGCAAATGAGTCTGACTGTCTAAACTCATTAATTGCACTCTGAATACCGAGCGTTACAGCATCACTCATCTGGCCCGTCGCCTTGATGTCGCCAAACGCTGCTTTGATTGCAGCTGGAACCTTTAAAGCATTCGTTGCTTTATTAAGCATGAGAAATTCAGCTGTTGCTCCGGGAACTCTTCCAATAGTTTGATACATTGAAGCGACTGGCATTTGAAAATCGCCAACGCCGACTGAGCCCATATTTGTTTCAGGCAATGAATCTGCGGTTATTTGAGCGTTATCTGCAATGGCCTTCGAAGCTCCGGTTTTATCAACCATTGCTAAATTTTCGTAAGTGTCTGCATTCTGCTGATGGTAACCGCGCATGATCTCAGTCCCGGCTCCGACGAATGCGTCCTTTACCTGCTTACCAAGGCTAGGTTCATTCTTGTAGCCAGTAATCTCCATAACAGCCTTTTCGATCTCTTCTGGAGTTCCCTCGACATTAAATTTTTGTCCCTGAAACTCAACAACCGCCTTCTTAATCCCTTCAGACTTAGGAGCTTCTTTTTTAGTGGCTACTGGTTTCTCAGGCATAAGTTATTTTCGCTCCCGTTTTTTTAGCGATTGCATCGAGACGAGATTTTAAGTCTCCTGTATTATCTGCCGTTTCTTTAGCAGCTAAATATTCCTTATTCTTTTCATAGCGCTCACGGGCTTTTCCGATTAAAGGAAAGCGTTTCTCGTAATCCTTCTCTTGCGCTTGTTCTTTACGCACATCTAATCCTGCAAAGACCTTATCAAGAGTATCGTTATAGATTTGAATCTTGGAAGCTAACGGAATATTCTTTGCTCCGATAGCTTTCTTTGCCCTCTGTTGTTCCTGTTCGTTTAAGTTTCCAGTATCTCCGCCAAACTTAACAAGACCACCAAGGGAACGATCAATCGCGCTGTCAAATCTTACGACTTCCGGGTCAGCTGCAATAGCGTCAAGTACCGTATCTCCCCTTGCAATGATCTGGTTAAACAATCCACTCTTATAACTCTTCATTTTCTCTGCGATGTCTTGAAACTTCATGACATCGTTCATCACGGGAGTTACAGTGCGCGTGTAAGTATCCAGTTCTTTGCGGGCATCAGCGATGCGGAGCACGTTTTGCTGTCCTGCTTCGGCTCGGAAAGCCGGATCAACGTTCATGTTTTGTGGCGCAGGCTGTCCATCTGGACCCGTGGCCTGCAATGGAGTGAGCATGTTAAGTAGCGTATAATCCCCCGTCATCTTTGCCTGATCAGTTGCTGCCTTTAGCACAAGACTCAGAGTCTTAGCATGATCTCCAGGGGCAAGACGCATATCACGACCAAGGCGTCTTTGCTCAGCAGCTAGATCATTCTGAATGCCCATGACCTTTGATGCTGTATCAATACCAACTGCTGTTTGTTGCGGCGCTAGAGGATGAAATCCTTTTCCACGCACAAGATCGGCAAGCGCCAAGAACGGTCCCTTAGCCGTACCTGGGTCTTCGACTTTCGTGCTAGCTAGCGACATCAACTGTTGAAGAATCTGATTAGCATCAGGAGCCGGCGCTGCCTGCCCGGGAAGTTGAGCGCCAGGGAGAGATTGCGCAATCGCCTGAGAAAGCCCTGCTTTTTGCTCAATATGTTGAGGTGGGACGCCGCCAACAAGAGCTTCCATTGCTTGCTCTTCTCCAGCTTTTTGCAATGCTCTCTTAACGCCTTCTTGATACGGCCCAAGCTGCGGTTTTGCCTGAGCGCTACTTTTCTGCTTAGGTTCAGCGGCCACTGTAACCTCCTTTTATGGCAAAGTATTCAAATAGAGGTCTGATAATGGCTTTAAGCGCAGGCTTATCATGAATGAATGCAGCAAGCTTTTGACCGTGCTGAATATAAAAATCTCTAAACCATTTTGGAGCTTGAAGCATGACATATGCGCGAGCAAATCGGGTTTTGAGTTTATTCCATCCACCGAATACTTCTGCTGCTACCCAACAGGGCTTATACCAAGTCTGAGGATTAAATATATTTCCCAATCCCGAACCTGCTGAAGACTGGAACGATTCGTTGAACGGATTGAACTTGAATCGGGATGTGCTAGAGCCTGTTTGTTCAACGGACCTTAATCCCGCAAGGCGTTGAGACAGAATTGCCGACTGCTGCATAATAGGAGCTTGAATTTGGGCACTCGAACCAGTTGCAAGGTTCAGCAGGTTCAGGAGGTTTCCCAAATTGAATTCTTCGGCCGACTGTCTAACTCCGGCCGCTGTCTTTGTTGCTATCTTCTGCGCAACGCCGGACTCCATGATTGAACCCACTCCTGATGCCGCAAGATTCGAATTCACATCTTTAAGGGACTGATCAACGATGCCCTGCGTTACTTCTGGCGAAATTCCTCCCGGGAGTTTATTCAAGTACCCAGGCAAACTGCCGCCTGCGAGCAACTTAGAAACAAGGTCAAGCCCGCTCGATTGAACCTGTCTTATCTGCGGGTCAAGATACTTTTCACGATCAAGCTGGAGCTGTATCGAGGCTTCTTCTCCCGGTGAATATTTCGGCGTTGTCGTTGACTGCGAATTTTCAGTCGTAGTTCTAGTTGCTCCCATTGGCAATAACCTCTTCTTTCATATATTTAGAAATAAATTCAGATCGTTTGAAACACTTGAAGGGTTCGGACTTCTTGCGCCTTGCTTCCCCGACGAAATGCGTACACATAAAATTCTGCTTAAAGAACTGACTTCTCAAATACTTATAAACCCATGAATCGCGGTGCTCTTGTGCGATATGAGCGTTTGCTACGTATGCGATATTGCCATCGTTAATATTTTCATGAACTGCGCTGAACGACTCTCCGCAGAGAATGCGGCCTAACTGCTCGAACGTGATTCGCCACGATTCACAATACCCTAAAACGTTACCGTTAGAATCTTGACACAAAAGGAGCCGGCCTTTACGCAAAACAGATTCAAAATAGAGAGTAAGGTCTGCATCGGAGAGCTCCTTTTGGTGCCATTTTTCCTTACGATGAAATGCGATTAGTTGTTCAATTACGTTCACGAAGCTTTGATCTCAAATATGGTTATGCTGGAAATTAGAACTCCGCCGTATTTGCGAGCCCCGTTTGTTCCATTCCAGGTAATTGCGCCTGCGTCGCATCCAGCTCTGACGCTGAATGTATAGGTGCTTGTTCCGGGAGCGGTCATGTAGTGATTGAGAAGCGTAGGGTTAGGAGCCGAACTTCCGTTATAAGACGTTGCGTCAGCGGTTGCGACAGCAAGGGCATCGTTCACTCCAGCGCGATGCAGGGCGACAGCTACCGCACCACCCGTGTTCGTACTTTCGTTCACGGTAACAGAAATCTGAAAGAAAAGTTTGTTCGTCGCAGATGTCGGAGTAATTGCAAGGCTAAGGATTTCGTTGCCTTCTGTAATCTGAGGAATAGAGTCATCGTTCGGAGTTGTCGTAGAACCTGTCCCAACTGCTCCGGTCTGACTATTTACAATCTGAACGATTGACCCGTTCGGAAGTGGAACGGACGCCCAGGAAGGAGTGGTGCCGCCTATAAGCACCTGCGAAGACGTTCCGATTCCAAGCCTTGCCCAAGCAGATGCAGATGATGCGTAAAGGATATCGCCCGTTGCTTGTGAGCCGACCGTAAGTGCTGATACGTTTACTTTTCCCGCCGTTGTAATCGAGGCGAGCTTTGTGTCTGCGATTGCTGCAGAGGCCGAAATGTTTGCGTTATCAATATTTCCGTTAACGAGGTTGTAGAGCGTATTCTCGTTCGTATTGTGATTCGCGGCAACGATCACCGCTCCTGCGGAATAGGTATGGTCCCTTGTTACTAGCGGCATTATTGATTCCTCACTTTCACTTTTAACTTTTCTTTGCGCGGCTTAGCAAGTTTCGACTTTTGGCCTAATGTCCATGGCTTGTTTTTGCGGTCCTTAATAAATTTGGCTGAAAACTCAACCATATAATCCAGCTTCTTTTCTTCGGCTGTATAAATAGTTCCGTCTGGTTTAACTGAATCTTTCCAGTCAACGAGTTCATCCACTTCCTTTTGCCAGCCGTTAATCTCTGACTCCATGAGCTCCGCCATGTGTTGCGGTTCGATGTCGTCGTCACAGTCCTCGCAAAGAGGAATCGCTATCTTGCTGCCGTCATTTAGCTCGAATACGGACTCTCGGTAGCTTGGGCGCAAACTTACGATTTCAGGTCTGAATACGCCTGGGGCGACTTCTTTTGAGCCGTTGAAATTCGCGATCTCTGTATGGCAGTAGGAGCAAAGTCCTGGAAACGAGCAATCAATTCCAAACTGATTATTATCTTTAGAGGGAGTCTTTTTCATTTGAGTAGGAATACCGTTATGGCTGAGTTGGCTGCTTCGTGCCGCAAGAACAGCGTGGTTGAGGTCCAGGCCGACGTTCCGTCATAGACTGCGCCTGCCTTATTATTTTTAATAACAATGTATCCAATAGGAACGGAACCAAGAGTATGAGCCACAGAAAATTCAGTATTGGCGGCACCAGTATCAGAAACCACTTGGAACTCTCCCGAGATATTTTCACCGCGCGCACCATCCGCACCGGTTCCGAACCGGATGCGTCCTTGCAGTGCCTGAAATATTTTTTGAACGTCATTGTCTAGGGAGAGCAGCTGCGATTTAATGTCATCACTGTTTTGGTTTAGTTGCGTAATTTTTCCTACCCTCACGCTTGTGTCTCCAGATGCGGAATTAATCCAAATCCGTCAATTTGCATCGTTTCGCCAGCTGCCGAATTAGCAAATTTCAGGCGGACAACGCGACCTCTTCCCGCGAGGTCTTTGCGCTCAATCGCACCACCCTCTGAAGCGTAGGTGCCTGTGCCGTATTCCGCGGTTCCGTAGACTGAAGCTGAGGTGTTGGCAGAAAATGTGAGCGTATATTGATCGCCCTGATCAAAGTCCCAGGACCAGGAAAATGAATGAGTTGCCGGAGCGATCTGGTAGTAAATTGTTGCGTGCGGAGTTCCCTTCTTATTCACAAGGTCATCGAAGTTGAACCACTTTGTATAGTGAAAAGCATCAATGGCCGTGGAGACTCCTCCCGGATTGTCATTCGTGCCGGTATCGGCTCGATATACGAATCCGGAATAATCTCCGAAATAAACTCGCTCTTGTCCGTTCGTGTTAACGATAGCAAAGCAGTTAGCGTTATGCCCCTTGTAGAATCCCCAGGCGTTATTGGCTGAATCCCAAGTAATGACGCGAGCGTGTGTGGAAGCTGCCGCAATAGATTGTGAAGACCAATAACGGTTCTTAGATTTTTGATAGCACGATACCGAGTTTTGAAAGCGCGATTTCTCAAGGACCGTGTCGAGCGTAGATGTAATTCTGTCGGATATCTTCGTGGAATTTACGCCGTCAAAGTAGTAGTAGCCGTCGTCAGACAGGAAGATGAGTCCATTATCAACTTCTTGAATGGACCAGGGCGCTGCGCATCCAACATGCGAGGGCGTCTTATAGAATATAAACGGAATATCCGAATCGCCCGTAAACTGTTCAACCCAGATTGAGCGGTTTTTAAAAAATACCTGCTTGTCGCCAAGAACTCTGACGCCCGTAATTTCCTGGCCGTCATTTCTGTTCAAATCGCGGAAATCATCAGAGTCGAATGTCGTAATCGAATCCTGGTTTCCCCACATCGTTCTTGATTTATGCGTGGTACCGCTCACGGTTACGCCAGTGTAATGAACATATCCGTTGAAGACCGTAATGAACTTGGCTTTCGTTAAGCCTGTAGGAACAGATGCTGCCGTGGCATTTCCGCTTCCTGTCCACTGCCACGGAGCGTTAACGTTATTTGTTCCGATAGCAGTATCTAAGAATGTAATCCAGCTGACATGATTGTTGTTGCCGGCGGTGATTGTGAGCGCGCCCGTGATGTCATCCCAGGTTCCGTCAAGGTTATCCATCTTGGCGAGTTTGTTTCCGCACGTCCCAATAAGGTATTTGGTGTCGTCTGAGAGCTCGAACCAGTACAAAGAATTCCATGCCGCTCCCGAATTGAACGCAGAAGAATTTAGCGTCGTATAACCATTCCGCTTCAGGATGCTCCCAAACTTGTCATAGTCAATATTCTGGCAATCTGTCGATTCGTTGTCGGCAACGTTAAGTGGAGAGGCTGTAGAGTTTAGCCCGCCGTTACTCTTAACGAGCCCGAACGTAACGCTCTGAGATTGATAATCCGTTCCAGCCATGCGGCTCCTTAAAATAAAAAAAGGGCTGGAGATGTACGCAATAACGTACTTCTCGCAGCCCGTGTCTTAGTGAGTAGGGGTATTACTTAGATGCTAAACAGTGAAATTCTGTGCTCGTATCAAGCTCAAGAGCGCCACAATGAATACAAACTCCGTGTCGATTAAAGGTATGCATTTTTATCTATAGGTAATCGGTCCGTAATTTCCGCCAAGTTGAGCATAAGTTACATTTCTCTGTAAGAGACTTAATTTTTTGCCCTGATTAGGACGTTTCAGGGTCTTAAAGTGATCGATCTTATCCACGTTCGTGCGCTTCAGGCTCTTAATCTCATCCTGATAGAGCGCGATAAATCTGTCGCCCTCTTTCTGGTTATCCTGATACTTCAACTTTGCGACAGTCAGGAGGATGATAGCTTCGTCAAACTCCTGCCCAAACTCGTGAACGTCCCCGTCATTAACTAATCTGTACGGGTCTTTATAGAATTGGACCTTAATATCGAATACGTCATCTGGCAAGGGCCAGAGCTGCGCCTTCTTATAGAGGATGCCGGCAGTCGTATCGCCAACGGGTAAGACCGCGACTGTAACAGCCGCAGAGTTCGCGGTTACTGTAATGCGTCCAACGGTGCTCGAATCCTTAACGATACGCTCAATGGAAGTAAAGGATTTTGAGCCGGCGGTAGTCGTTGTACCATTTGAAGCGTTAGTCGTGATTACTTCATAATCCGGATAGCCAGAAACAGTCCCGAATACCGTTATGGATTTCGAGACATCTGACGATGAGGAGCTGGAGATTGTCATGACGCTAGCTGATGCGGGCTGGGCAAGCACCATGTCTTCGCCCCACATGCGGTAGGCTACGGGCGTTCCTTTCCGGGTATCATCAACACCTGATTCCCGGAATTCCTGATCCGTAAAATATTCCATCTTGAAAGGATATCCAAACTGATCATGCCACATGAACATGCGGTGTGAGCACTGAATCGGAAGATTGTATTCTTCCTGCGGATAGACTTCGTAGGAGGTCGTCGTCGATGTTGTGCCGTCATAGACTCTAGTGAGCGTGCCTGCGGTTTCGCTCGTAAGCGTTGCGATCTCATAAACTCTGCTATCCGTTCCAAAAGCGATACGGCGTCCGATCTTAATGCCATCAGTCAGAAAGGTTGCGCCAGTAACGCTAAAGCTCGCGCTTCCATTTGTAACACTCGCAGCTCCGGTTCCGGTCGTATAGCTCGTTACGGTCGTGAGTTTTCCCATACGTCTAAGTACCCGCCAAAGAGCCTCGCGCCCCATCCGAAAGATGCTGCTGTTAACGAGATTGCCGATAGTTGCATCATACTGAGTTCCGGACTGATCTCTGATCGCCCTTCTCTTAACTTCAGATTTTAAATCAGAATATGTTAGTGACATCAATCCCCCTAGAAGTGAATATATTTCTTAAAATGGTGTTCCGGATGAAGAGCATAAATTTGCCTGAGATCAACAGGTTGTAATGATTCGTAATTAGAGAGATGCTGCAATCCTTCAGCTTCGTAGATAATGCGAGCTGAGAGTTCAGAACAAATCTGACGACTTTTGCTACCCAGGGTTGATACAATCTTTTGTCTAATAGCCGGGTGCAGGCCGGCGGTTATAAAATTCGTAAATATATCCCATTTGCTATATTTTGCACCCTTGTACTTTTCACAGAGAGTCTTAACTCTGCTTTCATCAATTCCGTATGTCTGCCAAATCTCAATCGACTTGTCGGCGTATTTCGAAATAGGATTGAACTTTGCCTTGCCTATCCAGATATCCGTTTCGAAAACGGTTTCGGGGTCATAGACAATGGCAACATGCCGAACATTTGAGAACGTTACTTTCTCAATGCATCCGTTACCAAGAAGAAAGAGCGTGTCACCTGTACGTGCTACGTCTTGAATCTTCAAGATTTCGCTCCTTTAACAGCGCCCTTAGCAGACGCTTCAACGATATCCAGAACAATCTGCTTTGCTTCTTTGCGATAAGCTTTGCGGCGCTCTTCGGGAATATCGATAATGTAACCATCCACTAACGCATCAAACATCGCAATCAACCTGT